CCCCGCTGTAATAAAATGTCATCCGTTACAGCGGCGATCCTTTCTGATAGCTGCGTACTATAGAAATCACCGATCCAGAAAACTTGCTGCTTACCTAGCGCCTTAATAGCCCTAGCGTCTTTAGCTCTAAAGCTGAAACTAAACTTAGCTTCTTTAGCCGCTAGCTTCTTCCCTATCTTGTAGATCGATTCAAGGCGCTTACCTAATATGTCTACTTGTGCTGAAGTAAGCGGGGATTTTAGCGCTACGCCTATCCTAGCTAGAAATGCTTTGATAGATTTAGCGGTAAACCGCTTCTTAGCTACCTTTAGCAATTTCAAGCTAACGGTAATGGCGTTCTTAGCCGCCTTCTTCCAAGCCCGGTTAACAGCTTCAGACATACGCCTTTCAAACGAAAGGCTAGCCCGTCTTGTGTTGATCTTGAAGATAGTAGCTAGCGTAGCTTCTACTTCGTCTTCAATGTGGGCTAGCTCTTCCGTTGAAAGGTCGGAAAGCTTTAGTAGCTGCTTTGCCATTGCTAGATCGCGCTATCCGGGGATCACGTTATCCCAAAGGCTTTTTTTAGATTCCGGTTCTTGTGTAGGTGCTACTTCCTGCTTAACGTCTACATACTGTGTTTCCGGTGATCCGTCTTCTTGAGCCTTTACGATTTCGTTTAGCACGTTGATCGATTCTTCCGTAAGGCTATTACCCTTAGCTACAAGAGTAAGGGCCGGAAGTTCTACCAGCCTTGGATCCGCTGGATCTTCGCCTTCCGCTTTAGCCATCTTAGCGCTAACAGTAACAAAGGCGGTTCGTACTTCTTCGCTTCCGGGGCCGATCTTGATCTCACCTTTGTCACTACGGGAAAGCGGCATACGGTAGAACTTACCGCTTTCACGTTCCCTAACTACTACGTTGCCATTGAAGATCCCCTTAAGCCAATACTTAGCGATCTTCTGTTTCTTGTCCCAAGGGGCAGGGACTTGCGCCAGCGCTTCTACAGCGCTATGGACCTTACCAACATAGTCCATCAATTCTTCACCGTCTTGTAGATCTACCTTTTCGATCTCTACTTTGTTATCCATTGTCGTTATCCTCCAAGAAAAAGCGGTTATCTAATTCCTTTTCGATACTACTACGAAGATCTAGTAGACCGTCGATTACACGTCTAGCAACTTCCCCGCCGGGGGCCGCACCTCGCCCAACAGCCCCACCCTTTTGCGCTTCAGCAAACGTTAGGCTATAGGGCTTATCCAGATCGATACCCTTTGGAAGCGGCCCTAGGTCTTCCCCGCCGAACACGTCTTGTACAAGACGATCCGCCCTTCTAGGGGTCATAGCTCCGCTTCTTTCAGCGATAGCCATAAGGCGAATAAGTTCTATGTCGTCTGTAATGTTGGGATGGTTAAAACGGAACGTATGGTAACGGGCTTCTACACCCTTTGCTAAAAGCACGCTACGGTTTAACGTATGTCCGTCTTGGGATCTTTCAGGGGCGAAGATCTGTTCATCGGCAATGTCCCTAGAAGTATCGGCGGTAGCTCTAGTGTAATCGTCACTGCGCCCAACGAAAATAGGCGGTAGCCGGAAGCTTTGACGCGTCTTGTCCCTAGCGTTGCCTATGTATCCTTGCCAAAGTTCATCTTTCTGTTGAAGCCCCTTCAACGGTTCGATCTTGATCCTGAAGCTTGAAGGGTTAACCGATCCTTCGTCTGATACCTCACCTTCTAGGACGATAAACTTACTGTAGTTCGCGGAACCCGCCATCTGTGCTTCGGTAAATTCCGTAAGTCTATCGATCGATTCGTCGGTAAGGATCCCGCCTTCTACGATTACAAACATAGAAGGTATGTTGTTATTGCATAAGGTAAGAAAGTTGATCTCTTCAGCTTGCCTAGCGCCGTAGACGCTAAAGACGTTCCCGATCCAAAGGGGGACACCGTAAGGCGATAGGGCGGAATAGTTTAAGAAGTGGATTAGTGAAGTAGCACGTTTGTTGAAGGGGACCTTAGCCGGATCAGAATAAAAGATCCCCGTATCCTTATCTAGCAACCTAGGATCGCCAGCTTCCTTAAACCAAGTCTTTTTATTGAAGCGTAGAACGGCAAACTTCCTAAACCTATGCCACATGGGGATCCGATCAATCATAAAGTTGTCATGTCGGATCCTAGGGACAAGAACCTTAACGGGCCGGTTTTCAGTAGGGGCTAGTCTTACGCTATGCCCATGGATATGATTCAACCCGCGAAGTGTACCGCTTTGATCTTCGATCAGTTCTAGGTAACCGTTACCCATACTATGCTGATCGTCTTTTACCCGCCCCAAAAGAGTAGTAAGGGATTTAGTAGGGTGTACCGTTTCTAGGAACGCTGTTAGCCTTAACCGTTCGTTTAAGATATCGCGTTCTAGACTAGCCCTAACCTCTTCAGGCATCCTACGTTCTTTTAGCGTCCAACCGAAGCCAACGGTATTTGTAACCATGGCTTCGATCGCTGTTCCTAATTCCCCGTTGTTTTCTTTGGTAGCAGCAAGCCTACGAAGTGGGTAGGGCGGTTCTAAGATCCTTCCACCAAATGAACTAAAGTCTTCTTCTTCTTCAATGCTGGAAGCTACAGGATCTTCCCCGCCGTTTTCCTGCTTACGAACGGATATCACTTTAGCCCGAAGGTTAACAGGGAAACGCTTACCGCTTTTGTCGATAGCTTCTAGTGTTAGCGTGGATCGCTTGGGTTGGGCTTTTCGCTTAGACATTTCCCACCTTCTACTAAGCGGGAAACATACCCCCGCCCATATCGTTGACAGGGAAGGATCGCCTTCTAAAGAAGAAGGCTACCCCTTGATCAGAGTCAAAGCCGCTGGCGTCAAAGTAGAAGCGTAGTCTTCGTCTAGCTGGCTAGAAGCTACCGCGATATTTTGCGCGGTAAAGTCTACATCCATCTTTGTCAGCAAGGCGATAAACTGCGTTCGGATCTCCGTAAGATCGTCTACTGCAACCCGAAGGGCTGCGGCTAGATTAGGTTCACCGTCATACGGGGTAACTCCGCTTCCGCCGCTAAAACTGTCTTCATAGATCGTAACAGACACGATAGACCTTCCTTGTTAGTTTGTTTGGATCAAGAAAAAAGGATCAGCCTACCGCTTAGCCATCCCCCATACCGGCTTCGCTCCAAGCTTCCCACATGATCAGTTCCGTTGCCGTATCGTTCACGTCTGCCATAGCTCCGATCGAAAAGCCTGGACCACCGAGCGTAGGAGATCCAGCAAGCGGAGTAATCCCCGCCGAAGCTTCAAGCGTAACGGTTCCCGCTGCTACCGTCTTGATCCCTTCGTCGTCTGCTAGCATCTTGTTCCAAACGACCATTGCGAGAGTTGTCTTGTTAAACAAGATCACCTTTTCCGGCTTGAAGCCAACGGCCCTAACCGGTAGGGCCGCGCCAGTTGCGGTTACCTGCCCCATTTGAACTACTCTAGTTGCGCTAGACATTGTTTCAATCCTCCGTTGGTTTGTTATGCACGTAACGTTAAAGACGGAATGTAGAATAACATAAGCGCTAAAGTCAAATCAAAAAGCGCTACCGCCTTCCGCCTATTAAACCTAGGTTTCTAGTACGCGTCTTTCTAGCCCCTTTCAACCCCCTACCGATCGCGATCTCTAATGCATCCATAACGTCTTTAGAACCTTTCTTAGACGGGAAGCCGCACATTAGCCGGATAAATTCGTGGTGCCCCCGCCTAACATTCAAGGGGCGATCAGTGAAATAGTAAGACAACTGTTCCGCCCTAGCTACCTTGTCTTTGATCGTTGGATGTCCCATTACTGGAACTTCTGGATGGCTTTCTCTCATTTGTTGCTTTAGCGCTAACTGGTAAGAATTGCTTTCGATCACTACTCGTATAACGTCCCTATGCTCTTCCCAACGGTTGGCTACAAACGACACTTGACGCGGGAAGGTAATCTTAGTCTTGCGGTAATCGATCAAGTAGATATCCCGGCTAGTCTTGTGAACGCCTATTGTACAATGTGCAAAGTGATCATGTTGTGACCCTTGCCCGATCGCAAGGTCTACCCCTTGCCATTTAAAAACTTCAGCGGGTAAATGTTCATAGTAGCGGAAGTGTTCCGGTGTGAAGATACCGCCCAAGTTTTCACCGGGCTTGCACATATACTGAAGTTCAAAGGCGCGTAAGTTACCTTTCCTAATTCTATGCATCCTAGCCGTAGGGAACACGTCTTCCCATACGGATCGATCGTCTTCGTCTAGTACGCTGAAGATAATAAACGCGTCTGCGTAGTCTTCGTCTTGTAACCAACCGTATAGATCTTCTTCATGCCAGCGGGTACCAATAACGTAAAGCCTACCGTTAGGGCTTTGTACACAAGGTAACAACGTATCATAAAACCAATCGTGAACCTTCTTACGTTGCCCTTCTGTTTGTGCATTGTCCTTAGTGATCAAGTCATCACAAAGGGTAAGATCAAAGTGTCTTCCTGGTAAGGTTGAACCGTAGCCGATCGTTGTGATCGTTGCTTCCGCTGCAAAGCTAGAACGCTTGTTAACGATAATTTCGTTATCGGCCCATTTAGGTGCGTTTAAGCAGTAGTCTCCGAAGATCTCCCGTAGCTCTTCGTTACGTTCGAAGTGCAGCTTAACCGCCCTTAAGAACGTTTTAGCTTGCTCCGCTGCGTCTGAACAAATAAGGATCCGCACATTGGGATCGCAAAGGATCTCACCTATACACGTTGTGATAGTAAGGTAGGTTGTTTTAGCGGCCCCGCGCCAGCCTAGGATCATTCCTTCTTGGTTACTTTCTTGGAAATCCATCATTTCCAAATGGAAGGGCTGCGGATCATAACCTAAGACGTATTCAGATAAGATATCAAAGCGCCTTTGATTGATCACTAGATCGCGGATCATATTATGGCGAGTAGCTTTAGCCGATTCGTATTCCTTAGCGTAGGTATAGTTAGTCCTACGTTTAGGTTTAGTCTGTTTCTTCTTCGTCACTATCTAAGCTACCTTCCCGGTTTGCGAGATCCGCAAACCGGGGGCTATTCTTCAAAATATGTTGTTGTGTAGTTAGCTCTTCTATTCGACCTTCTAACGCTTGCTTGATTGTCCAACGATTGGCCCCCGCCCCTAACAGCTTTACCGTTAACTCTCTTACTTCGTCCCTAATCACTTTGTAATGTTCTGGCGATCTAGCCGGTAGCTCGAAAGGCTCCGTTTCTTGCGCTACTAAAAACCTAGCGAAGTTTCTGATCTCTTCAGCGTTAAACCCTGCTTCTACTAGCGCCTTATTAGTTTCCTCTATAGTAACGTCTTCGTCTTCTGTTTCATGGGAAGCGAGCATATCTTTAACCCGCTTAAGCCTTTGTTCCTGATCCTGCTTCTTCTCTAAACGCTCTATAGTTTGATCCTTTGGCGTTACTACCTGTCTAGGCGGTTTGTCTTTTATCATCTGCTTCCCTTAATGCTTGTAGCTCCGTATCAAACCACTTAGCTACCTGCTTCTTGAACGGCCATTGCCAGATATAAGACGATCCAGTAAACCGTTCGATCCACCAAACGCGGTAACGTGGATCTTCGGCCCAATGTTGATCGCAAACAAACTTAGCCCTAAGTGATTCTATGTAGCCCTTGCGCTCTATCCAAGCCCTTCCCCAAGCAAGCCCAACCGGGAAGAAGATGAAGATATAGATCACAAACATAAGGAACACACCGAAGCGCTTGAAGTCTTCTAGGTGCTTACCTTCATGCCGAAGTAAAGCCCATAGCCGATCTTCCCAATCGCCCCCCGGCTTACCTTCAACGATCGAAGTATGAACCTTAGCGCTAAAGGCGATCAGCATACCAATCGTAGTGGTATAGGCGCTAAGGAATTCGTTTTGCTTACCGAATGAAACGATAAGCAGGAAGTAATAGATCAGCTTCCAATACCAGCGATCCTTAGTCTCAAATACAAGACTAGGGAAATCCCGCTTTAGCTCTAGCAGATAACGATCAAGCCGTGAGTTAGCGCTAGCAGCGATCCTATACTTACCGAACCAATGATCCCTAACATTGATTCCCGTAGCTGCGTCTAGCCTTACCGTGTTATCCCCGCTGGCGTCTTTGGGCATTAAACCTACTCCAAATAGGATCAACGAAGACGCCTTTAAGGCGCTTCTTCAATTCCCTGTAGCGAACCTTACGATCGAAGGTTATAGCTACAGTGAACGTTAAAGATTTGGGCGCTTTCTTCTTAGCCTGTTTCAATCGTTTGCAGAATATCTCTAGATCCTTATCCGTTACGATCTCTATTACTGTTGTGTCTTTCATAATCACCCTTCCAGTTTCTAACCGGAGTAATAACACTTAGCGCTAACCAATGCAAGGCAACTGATCTACGATTGTAGATCATGTTACCTTGCATTGGATTTAGGCCCCATGCTATAGCCTAGCCATATGGTTAAGCAGTATATAACTGTGCCCCCGCCCGAAAAGACAACTCTTCAATTCAGGGTTGGGCGCTTGCTATTCATTCGAATAGAGCAAGCTAGGATCTCTTCAGACGTGTCTAGGAACCAATGGATCGGGATCGCTATCAATCAACAGATCTACGATCCTGATACCATACAAGCTGTAACTTCAGCGGAAGAAATCCTTAACGATAAGATCCCGATCGTTATTCGCGTTGATCCTTTAATCGCTGAATTGGTAAACGAAATTTGCGAAGATAGGAACGTTAACCGTACCATATGGTTAATAGATGCCTGTCTAAGTTTGTTAGAAGCGGGGCGGAACAATGTTTAACGCGGTTAAAGTATTCACAACAACAACGCACCTTAAACGTAGAACGCAAGGCACGGATATAACCGATTGGATTAGGGCTAACCCTGCTTTCAAGATAGTAGACACTGTAGTAAGGCTATCTTCCGACGGTTCCCACCATTGCCTAACGATCGTTCTGTTTGGAGTTATAGATCATGAGTAGAAAAGAATGTTACTTAATCTGTTGGTACGATCCTACTGATAGGATCGTTAAGTCTGAAACAATAGCTTTTGATGATTCACTAATGCACAAGTACGCAAACGGGCTAAGGGTTGCTATGGGTGAAGACTTCCGGCCGGCCCGACTATGTACGCGTCTTTGTAGTCAATGAACCCCGATCCCTTTCTGGATCAATGCAATTACGTTTTATAGAAGAAGGAAGGTAGCTAATGGAAAACGGACATAACATAGTAGCGGGGGCTTGCTTTGATCTCGCTTCGTACCTAACTACACTAGACGATCCGATCCAGGTAGGCGGGGACTTTGAAGCCGCACCTACTATAGACGCGCTATCCGATTGGGCTATAAGCCGGGGCTTGAATGTAGACGATCCGCTTATCCGTAGTTGGCGCGAAGTAATAGACGACAAAGCCGGATCTGAAGTAGCGATCGAAAAGCTTAGCGCTTGGCTTAAAGAGAATATGAAAGATCAGATAGATCGGGCTGGCGTTAGTGAAGGGCCGATAGATATAGTGCTAAGGATCTTTAACAACCTTATCGTTAATCACAAAACGTCTAAGGATCGTGCAAAGAAGACTAGCCCCGGATCCGAAGAAGGGATGTACGTTAGGGGCTACCATGACGCTTTAAATCAACTTCGTACTTACTAAAAGGTGAAGCCATGACAACGGGAGCAGATAGAGAAGTAAGCAAACCTTGCGCATGTGAAGGTTCTTGCCCTTGCTGTAGGCTAGGTGAAGTGATCGATCATCATTGCCCTAATTGTCTAACTACCTTTTGCCCCGATTGTCACGGTATCGCTTCTGCTAGTTGGGCTAGGGCTTACGACAATGTTAGCAAGTGTCACTGTAAGCCTGAAGTAAACCCGCTGGAACCGATCACCATTACCCCTAAGACCAAAGGTAGACTTACCCCTAAGACCAAAGGTAGAGAAGACGTATCGATCTTCTTAGACGTTGAAGGTAGGCAACCCGCCGCGTTCAGAGATCCTAACATACTAAGGGGGTTCATTCGTAGACTAGCTAGAAGGCAAGAAGACGTTATAAGCGCCTTACGTGAATTGAATAGGCGGATAACACAAGTAGAAAAGCAACAGATCCTAGATACGGAACAGTTACGAGCGTTAAGCGGCATCTACGAAGTAGCCGAAGGCGAAGATATAGAAGACGTAATTAACAGGGATACCAATGGCTAAAACACCGATCGTTTATGGTAAAGCGGTTTGTGTAAGCCTACCTTCTACCGTAATACAAAGGCTAGACGTGATAGCGCCTAAATCCGGTGATCGCACCTACCTCTTACAACAATGGATCCTAGAAGGTCTAAACCGATACGAGCTAGATTGTTTATTCTGTCGTATACAAGAAAAGAAACGGAGCGTAAGCCATGGCGGTTAAAGTAACAGTAGAAGCAGAAACAGCCCAAGAAGCCCTACAACTTCTAAGCGAGCTAATACCGGAACAGTATAAAGACGTTCAAGGAAACGCTAACGATGAATACATAGCAAAAGATCTAGACGTAGAAAAAGACAAACCCTATAGCGAAACATACGCCCAACGTACCCATAACAGCGTTACCGATCTTGCTGAAGCTTTGAAAGCTTCACTTCCTACAGACGTTGAAGACATAAAGGATCGCCTAGTAGATCTGGAAGAGAGTAGGCGGATAATCCATGAGGCTATAGGTAGGCTAACAAAAGAAATAGAAGACCTACAGAAGCAGGTAAAAGCAGTAGATATGCAACTACAGGGTATAGACCTAGACGACGAAGTATCGGAGCTAAGTGAAAGCGTTAGGCTGATCCATGAAGAGATCGCAAGGGTACACCAAAGGATCGAAAACGTGATCGGTACCGTAAACGATCTTAGCCTTAACTCTGATATAGGCTGTAAGCACGAACCGTTGATCATTACTTGCGATAGTGACGGAAAGCCATACGGCGGTAACGGCGGTTGGATGTCGCTTAGACATTGGGATGGGTACGTATCAGACGAAGACAAGAAAGCCGGTAAGACAGTTCCAAAGAACTACTACCGGCTAAACGGTGAAGCTAACGATCTAGCCCTATTCGTTTGTAGGAAGTGTAACCGGCTTTATGTAGTAGCAACCAAAGTAGAAGAGCCACTAGATCAGGGAACAGATCCCGATCTTGATTCTTCATGCGGCCCATAGGTCGGGGCTTAAGCATAGAATCGGGGTAACCATTTACTAGGATCAATGACTATGAAACCAAGAATCAAATTTCACGATATGCCAGGGGACGTACCAAAGCAGGAAAAGATCGCAATGCTAGAAGATAAGCACAAAGACAAAAAGCGTTCTAAGTCCTACAAGAAAATGATCCGTATGCGGGAAAGAGCAACAATCAAACGTGAAGGCTTACGTTTAATAGCTACGGGGGAAACCGATGGTTAGACGTATATGTAAGAAAATGGAAGAAGCACTAGAAGCTAAACACTACCTTAAAGAATTTGAACAATTGCCTACGTACATTTCAGCCCCGCTTACTGTTATCGTAGAAGAGCTACGAGATCTTCACGGTAGGATCGATAACGTGATCACTATGGCGGGGATAATCAAGGGGGACAATACTAGCCTAGAAGAAAGGGTAGGGGATTTGGAAGGGGACGTAGTTAACCTTAAGGGTGAAACGTCTAACGAGTTAAACCAACTATCAGACGATACGGGTACGGCGCTTAGGGATATTGTGATCCCTAAACTTGCTACGTTGATCAGTACGCTAGAGCTAGTAGAATGGAAGTTAGCGGAGCAAGACAAAGCGATCGAAGATATCAAACGCCAGCTACTACTATAAGTAGGCGGTTCCCGGTTTGCGAGTTATGCAAACCGGGAAAATGGGGATCCATAATGCCGTTTAGCTTTAATATCGAATTTGAACCTAGGGACCTTTGGGTAGGCGCTTACTGGACGCGTAAGCTTAGGATGGTTGCGGGGCTTCGCACTAGAAACGATCTACACCTTTACCTTACTTTGGTCCCTATGTTTCCACTTCATATTGTAGTTACCGGTAAACCACAACCCGACGAAAGGCTAAAGCGATAATGTTAGCTATAGAAGGTACCAGCGTTACCAAATGTGACGTGGATAATTGCCCGTTCCATGCTCGCACCTATACGAAAGCGGGGCCTATATGGCGCGAATGTTTGCACCCTACGCACCCGGCTACCCTTCCCCCCTACAAAGAACTAAAGGCTTCGGACTTTGCTATACCTGTTGATTGCCGCTTACGCCTTGCTGGTGTAGCTGTAAGGTTGGATCCGCTTACCATTATCGAGTGTAAGCATACCCCGCCCCCTAAGCCCTTCGTAGACGAAGAAGGTAAACCCGTAAACGTAGCCCCGGATCCAGAAGTAATAGAGCATTGCGCCCTATCTAGCCTAGAGTCTTCCCTAGGCTCCGCTTGTATCGCTACCTTCACAGATAGCAACAGTGAAGAGCATAGGCTAAAGCTTACTGCGTTTGACTACGATCGCTTTAAGCACCTTGTCTATACGGTAGAGCGTTTGGGTAGGCCCCCCTTCTTACGCGTCAAGCATAGGGAAGGCTGGCTAGTATCGATCGAATGTTTGGATAAAGGGATTAACTGTTAATGCCTATCGACTTTGATAGCGTAATGAAGGAAGCAAAGGGTAAACCCGCCCTTTGTAGTAGTTGCCTTACCTATAAGCAAAGCGGTTGCCCCTTTGATGAAGTACACCCTTACGCTTGCATAATGTTTATACCTGATAACTCTACCGGTACTGTTTCTATTATTCCTACTCGTATGCCTTCAAAGGGTACCCCCGTTATAGGTAAGTCTATTTGGAACCGCATTGCTAACGTAATAATACCGCTGGAAGTACGATAATGAAGATCCTTATAGCGTTGCTACTGGTACTTCTGATCCTGGTATAGGAATCTTCGCCTTACTCTACTTCAAGTAACGCCTATGTCCAGCTACCGCTATCAAGATTACTTCCTAGAAGGTTTACTACTCCGCTTCCCCTTTCCCCGGTTTGCATACTTCGCAAATCGGGAAGCCCTTACCTTTTCTTTAGGCGTAGCGTTAGCGGAGCCATCCGAAGTCTTTTTTACTAACTACGCTAGGCTTAGTAGGTTGGCCCTTTACCCGTGATCTACAATCGTAGATCTTACCCTTCATCCTTCTTCAAGTAAGCCTTTAGCGCTAACTCCACTACGCTTGTCTTTGTCTGTTCCGTCTTTGTTGCGTAGCTGGTTAGCTTGGCTATCAACTTGGGCGGTAGTCTTAGGTCCAACCGCGTTCTAAGCTTCCCCTTTGTACGTACATCAGTCTTTGCCTTCTTAACCTTTGTACGTACAAGCTTAGTAGGCTTCTTCTTTGTACGTACACTAGTCTTTATCTTCTTAGGCTTTGTACGTACACTATCTTTACCCTTTGTACGTACATACTTGATTGTTCCAGAACCGTCTTTCTTTTCCTTAACTACAAACTTGTGTTTACCTTTCACGAAGCCCCGCCTTCCAGCTTCTTCTTGTAGTCTTAGCTTTAAGCCGTACTTATCGTTTGCTACTAGCCCTTTAATCCGCATAGCTGCAAACGCCTTCTTAATCGCTACCTCTAAATATGCTTCGTCTACCTTTAACACGTTTATACCCCTTTCTGGTTAATCTGGTTATGTACGTACATAGCACCTTATCATTGTTTGTACGTACATAGCAAATACCCTTAAGTGTACGTACACCAATTGTAGCATTTTGTATTACGCATATATAGCGGGGTCCCCATCTACATACCACGGGGGTAGGGCTAGTTTTATTACTCCCCCCGTGGGGTAGGGGAGTAGTGTTATCGGTAAAGGCTTACGTCTCTGGGGCTGTAGGGATTCCTTAAGGGATCGTAACAGGATTACCTCTAACCACTACGGGGGGAGCTATTGCGGTTAGCCTTAAAGATTCTGGGAATTGAGGTTAGGGTTAAAGCCTTGTGT